GACCCGATAACTAGCGACTTCATTGGTCATCGTATTCTTTATAAAGGGTCAGGAATGATTATTTCTGTTGAAGAAAATACCTCTATTATTCAAGCTTGCAATAATTCTCGATACGACTGCAAGGAATTTGTCAATGTTTGTGTCGGCGATTTAGTTATTTGTATTTGAGGTAATAACAATGGAACTATTAAAAAAAGCGTCACTTAAAGAAATCAGAGATTTCTTTAAAAAAACTTTTGAGCAGATGAGTATCTCCGAATACGATACAGTGGACATCTCAGAGTGGGATACAGTCGCAGACGGCAAATGTATTCGTTTAATAGGAACTTTGGTAATTAAAGAAGATTATCTTTACAAAACTTATGGTAAGTTAATAAAAAACAAAAAGTATGAAGTTTTGATTGAATGTCGAGAAATTTCGACTGAATATCAATTGATAAACAAACGCTTTGAAAAAATCACAATAGAAGGTACGTTAGGCGGGTCTTTGGTTGTCCTGCATTGGAACTACAGTCTTGACAGAAACGATGAAACCTCAAGATATAATCTTTATCCAAGCGGAAACAAAAAAGAGTTTAATATTTTGATTCCAGAAGCAACAAAGATAATGGAAACTATTTTAGGTTTTATCAAAACAATTAAAGCTGAGGATTAACGCTAATGAACAAAACAGAAGCATTAAAACAAATTGAGGTTTTTTGTAGAGAAACTTTTAGTCAGTCTAATTACTCAGAATGGCAAATAAAGACAGAAGACGGATTTTCCTATCTACAGGGAACACTAGAAATTTTTTATCAAAGTCTAACTCAATGTCAATACAGGGTATGGATTGAATATCAAAATAAATATTCTAAAAAATTAATAGTTACAGTAGAAGCTTGTTTAGCTTTAGAGTATAATTTTGTACCTTATATTAGTTGGGTTGTAATAAAATCAAACAAGAAAAAAATACAAGGAGATGGTAAAGATTTGGATATTTTACTACCAGAAACAAAAACAATAATAAAACCTATTTTAGACTTTATCGAAAATGAAATACAAATCAAAATAGATTTGTTTAGAAAGGTTAAAAAACATAGTTGTTTACAATTGACTATAGATTTTATTGAAACCAAAATATAAACCGAGGCAACACTATGGCAATAACAGCAAAAGAGTTTCTTGAAAAGTCAAAAGCTATGGGACGCTCAAAAAAAATAGATATACTTAAAAAAATTGCGGCTTTTTGTCACAAAGAATATAACGATAATTCTGACTGGAACAGTTGGGCGTTTAAAAATTTTCTTTGGTCAGAATGGGAAATAAAGTTCGATCAACAAATTTACCTAATAGGTAATGCCAAAGTTATTTTAGATAGTCAGACCATATCCCACATTAAAGTTTTTTGTGGTTTTATACCAAGCTTTAGCTTGATACCAGAAATTAGAGTAACTGGTACGATATTTGATTTAAGAACAGGAAAAATAAAAGAAATGGCTGTGTGTAAAGAGTATGGTGATCCAGATAATGGGTATTACTCAGGATTTGGAATCTCTGACAAACAAGAGGAGATTACCTTTATTCGTGACAAGACAGGCGAAATAGCAGAAGCTATATCAAATTTTATCAAGACAATCACCTAATATCATGACACTAGCACTACAAACACAAACACTTTTCGTACCGACCAAACCACAAATTCAATTAAGAGATGACCAAAAAGCTCTTAAAAGAGAACTGTATGACGCTCTAAAAATCTACAAAAGAGCCTTAGTCGTTGCCCCTTGCGGATGGGGTAAAACAGTATTTTTTTGTCAAATAATCTACGATGCCGCCGTAAAAAGACAGCGACGGACTTTAATCGTAGTACCTTTTAGGGTGCTTATTGAGCAAACCTTAGAAACTCTAGGAAAATTTGAATTAACTGCCGGAGTAATTGCTGGTGGTTATAAAGAAGATAGAAGTCAACTGGTTCAAATTGCAACGACTCAAACCTTATCTAGAGGGCGCGATATTACTTGGTTTAATCCCGAAGTAATACTAGCCGATGAAGTTCATTTATCAGCTTACTGCCAATGGTTTAAAAATAGCTTTCCCAATCTTAAAAACGGTAAGCAAACAACCTCAATTAAAGACATTCGTGACGAATTAGCAGTATTAGGTATCGCTGTAGAAAGAGAAGACATAGAACCTTACAAAATTACTTTTGAAGAAGCTAAAGAAAAATGCAAACACCTTAGCCTAGTTTACGCTGAGTCAAAAGAGATATTACAAGAAATAAACTCAGCATGGGGAGTAATTCGGAAACAACAGCACCTTTTTTCAGGGAAAACCCTACCAGTAGATAATCGCATTGTAATTGGACTAACAGCAACTCCGCGTGAAGAGTTGGGAGATATTTTTGAGGTTCAGGTAACTGGACCTACTCCAAAAGAAATGATTGAACGGGGTGCGCTTGTTGGGTGTGTTTACTTTGGCACTAAAAACAAGATAAACACTAAAGGGGTCAAAATCAGCGGCGGTGACTTTGATGCTAGTCAGTTAGAGATTCGTTGTCTTGAGGCCGTAAAATCAACAGTTTCCGAGTATCGCAGGCTCGGTCAAGGGAGACAATTCGTTTGTTTTGCTACGGGTGTAGAACACGCTAAAAGCCTCTGTACAGAATTTAATGAGAGGGGTGTTCCCACGGCCATTATTACAGCCGAAACACCAAAGCAGGAAAGAAGAGAAATATTTAGAAAAGTAGCTGAATTAAGATTGCGGGGGATTGTAAATATTAACACTTGTGGAATAGGATTTAACCTACCCGCAATTTCTTGTATTATTCACGCCAGACCGACCAAAAGCCGAACTCTTTATATTCAGATGACTGGTCGCGGTCAACGGCTTTGTAGCTGGTTAGGCAAGATTGATTGCCTGATTTTGGATCAAGCGGGGAACGTAACCGAGCATGGATTTATCGAGGATGTAAAGTATCCTCAACTTTCTACGTCCTCTGATACCCCAAAAGGGCAAGCTCCGACTAAAGAGTGCGAAAATTGCAATAAAATAACCTACGCTTCCGCTCGTATTTGTCCTCATTGTGGACATGAATTTCCAACAAAAGAAAAAAAACAAATCGCCAACGAAAGACTAGAGATTATAATTCACGATAAAGATAGGGAATTATACCTAGCCTACAAGTACGCTCTCAGACAAGCTTACAAAAAAGGTGAGCATATTGAAAGTGTCCGGGGATGGATGGTAAAAACATTTAAAAATCCTAGACTAAGCAAAGACTGGATGCCCCCTAAATCTTGGAAGTTACACGCAATCTTCAAAAAAGACTATAATGAAAATGACTTGAATAATTACGAAGCTTACTTGAAAAGTCTTTGTAAAATCGAGAACAATAACTGGGTAAAAGCTAAGATGGCAGAGGAATTTGGAGATGGCTGGGACAATATTCGGCTCTAATGGATTATTACTGGCATCTTCCCAGGAATACAAAGAACAAATAGCGAACGAGCTATTTAGACTTATTTCTATAGGCTCTGCGCCTATTCTTTCCCGTACCCTTGCCACACCCCCAAGTCCTCAAAATATAGATAGCTACTATATTGTCCCCGCAGGAGCTACTGGGGCATGGGCGGGGAAGACTAATCAGATAGCTTATCCCGTAATTGGCTTGAATGGATTGCCTACAGGAACTTGGAAATTCTGGCAGCCTTTTGTCGGACTAACAGTTTTTCTTGTTTCTGGAGAAGCAATATTTTTTAATAGCACAAACTGGGTGCTTGTTTCTAGTTTTGATCAATACTCTGGGGATATAGAAGCTCCTGCTGCTCAAATCTACCCTCTTGATTTCGCTTTATTAAGAGGGTATAATATCCTAAGTTTTAGTGCGGTAACTCAATCTGGTACAGCTACTATATCGGTTAAAATCAATGGAATAGATGTCCCTGGATTGAATAATTTATCTATTACTTCTACTCGATTAACTGTTCCTGTAACAACAGGGAATTTTCTTGATACAGGAAGCAGAGTAGAACTTGCTGTTTCTGCTGTTAATAGCCCGAAACATTTATTTTTTACTATAGGGAGAAAATATGTCTAGATGGTTGTTTTTTCCTTTTCTTAATCCTTTTATTCCTGACGGCGAATTTAAAAGTTGCCAACTAAGCAATGCTATTGTTAATAGTATGCGTCCTGTGGATCCCGTAAATGGTACTTTTCTTTATTGCTCTTTTGATATAATTAATTCAGGATTTGATAGAACACCATGACTAATTTAACTAATCAAGATAACGTTGGTAATTACTATTTTGGTTATAGAGCCAATAATTTGCCCTTTGACAATGCCCAAATAGCATTAAATGCACCAACTCTTGTGAATTGGATTAATGCTTGTTTTGGAGACACTTATGCCGTAGTAAGTTCCGGTACGAATAGTTTTAATCTTATACTGCCTCATCCTAACGAAGTTCTTACTCCACCCGCGACCGTTGCGCCGTACTGGCCAGATAGTAAACGCAGATTTACAGAGAGTGATATAAACGGCATAGCTTCAGGAAGCTCTAATAATCCGGTTTCCTATTTAATACCAGGCGGCGGACAAAGAAGTATTGATTTAAACTCTAATCCAAATTATGTCTATTACGCAGTATTAAATAATTTTTCTTTAAATATCTTTTATTGTCGATATAATTCATCTGGGTTAATTCCTGATGTGGCTAGTGTATTTACAAGCATAGGATTTTTAAAAAATCCTTTATA